TTAAAGATATCAAATCCAAAATCTTTGTTATCAATGAAGCGCTAAGTGCGATTACTAAAGCGTCTTTGTAATACTTTATGAAGAATAATGAGCATAAAAAAAGCCAAGCATTGATATCAATGGTTGGCTTTTTTGTTTAACTACTATGTTTGGTCGGAACGGCAGGATTTGAACCTGTACAACGCGCGTAATAGTATTATATTGCACTGCTAAACGTAGTAAACACAAGGGCTTAAATATTTAACGTGCAATACAATGCAGTGGTTGTTATGAAATCTGTGCCAAAATCTGTGCCAAGTGAGGGTAGGGTATAGATGTGATGCCGGAAGCTAAACTATAGTTACAAGGCATTGATTTATATAAGAATATGAAATAAGGCAATATCAACAAACAACTTTCGTTAAAAACTGCCTCTAACTTTACCAGATCCACTCAATAATATTTTGTAATTGTTGTGATGTCTCTACTCACTTAGAAACTCATGATTGCTTATCAAGCGTATCAAACCGTATCTAATAGCTTGTCGTAGCTTATAGGTGTGTTACGCCGCTTAATAAGGGTGCTGCTAAAGATATAAAGCACGATGGTATGAAGCCTAATGTGGCCTATAGCATCAATGAAGATGATGATTTAAGTGAGGCTGTGGAGGTTGGATTGAGGGTTTCTGATGAGCATGTGAGATAAGTTTGGTTGTGAAGAAGAATTGATAGCAATAAAAAAGGCGTTACGTGAATGGACCACGAATGCCTTGTTGTACAATTGATGTAGATATGTTTAGCACGGGAATTCTTCATCACCATTAGCTATAAAAAAATCTATACGTTCTTTGCAGTCCTGGAAATGTTGTTCTGCTGAAATCGCATCATAGTCTTTGATATGCAAATACATTTTATAGTCTGAATTTTTACGAAGCTTATGGTATTTTTTCAAAATTTTACCTACGTATTTTAGGTTTTTAACATCTGACCTAATTAGGCTCTCATATATTTTTTCATGAGATCCATAGCTATTGTGGTCTAAAGACTTAGGATATAAAGTTAACTTATATTTAGCTTCACCGTTGAAAAGCTCACAAGCATATAAAAAGGACGCATAATATCCTCTGCTTATTAAAAGTCGATTATGAGCCTCTTTGGGAGAGAATTTGTTTTTTTCTATCTCATATTTTTGAGTATATATATCTTCAATCGTAACCGGCATCTATAGTACCATGTCTTCATTTTCTTCTAAGGAGGTGTCGACGCAAGGATAACTCTCTTCTTGCTCCATATCTACACTCTTATAGTACACAAGAAATTTACTTAGGATATCATCACGACCTGTTTCTACAGCATAATCTACCAATGTACGTTCAAACTGATTGGTTAGCGACACAGCTTCCTCCAAAGAGGTGTTTACAAGTATGTCTACTGTCAGATAATCCTCTTCATCATCCCCCATAGAGCACCTAATATTAAGCGTGCCGTATAGATGTTTCTTATGAAAACCATATAAAAGGTCAAAGAATTCTGAATAAGTAGCCTTATCTATGCCAATAGATGCTAGATCGTCTATCATATTAGCCCAATGCTCAGTGCCCATGTATATAGACTCCAATTCCTGCTTAGTTTCTTTTGACATCACGTCTTTATAACGTATCTGCTCATAATACTTTCTAAGACTTGTAAACTCTAGATTTCTCAAACTACAAATATATAAGTTGAGAAGAAGGCTATAGTTTTTGCCACCATTTTCAAAATGATCTTCTGTAAATTTTTGGGCATCATCAAAACGACATAGGCCAACTAAAATATTATTATAATCAGCAAGGTAACTAGGGTTGTTTGGCTTAAGGTTGATAGCCTTCGAGTACAATGACTCCGCTTCATTCAGCTTGCCTTTAGCGGTAGCTATAATGGCTAAAGCACTATAGTAGGCAATATAATCATTAGCCGTGAAATCAACGCTTTTCATATTTTTGACTTGTTTTTCAAAACGCATCAGGAAGATATCTTTTGGATTAATTAATCCTGAACCACGGGTTGCAAGATACTTATCAATTACTTGAGATTTAATGTCATTAATTGCCTGTATTTTAGACTGAGCGTTAATTATTGACATAATTCACCTTCTTTTTATGTGTGGTTTCCCTGATAGCCAAAGTGCAAAAAGCCCCTTAAGGGCAGTTATCTGTATATTGACCAGTAAATAATAGCATTTACAATCATACTATTCAATTTATAAACCACTTATTTTTATATATGTCAACCCTGTATTTTGGGGAACTTCATGTTAAGAGCGCTTTATCACCTACGCTTCACTCATTCAACCACACATAATATCTCACTACATAGTCCTTAAATTCACATAAGGTTTTTAACAAACAGGTATAGAATCCGTAGATTAATCACTAGGAATTAAATATGCCTCAATTGAAATGCCCTTTCTTAATAGCGGCTGTTATCATAATTGCTTTAACCACTGTCACTATGATCATAATTATGTAGGCTATCAGCCTTTTTAATCCTGTGTATTGAGTAATATTCTAGGCAATAAAAAGCCTACCTGTTTAGGTGGGCTTTTTGAACAAATAATATAAATTTCATGGGTATTGCTTATAACTGGGTGTTTTAGCTATCTTCATTGACGATCATCATGCTGATCACTGCACCACCTGCCTGACGGTGTCCATATAATAGTGGCACGGGGTTTCCTTCAGCAACAGTAGTGACAGCGCCACCAAATGCATAACTGGGTTTATTGCCGTCCGGGTCTTGCGGAGTGATAGTAGGTCGAGGCATAAGTAGTGTTGCGGCACCGCCAAGTAACATACCACCGCCAGCCGCAATCATGGCTGGGTTGCCGCCACTAAAACCAATTAGTGCTACACCAGCAATAACCTGAATCCAACCCATTGCGTCACCGCCTGCGCCGGTGATTTTGGGTACGATACGGATGACAGCGGCGCCCGTTTTCATGTCAACTTCATTTGCGCCAATATTATTGTCATCATTAAATACGGCGAAAAAAAGACCGCTCTCGTGGGCGGTCATCATAAACCTTCTAAATCCATCGACTTCGTAGCTTAGCGCCTCGCACGCTTCGCGCGGTGACTCTACATCAAACTCAAATGACTTGCCAAACTTTTCGGCTAATATGCCATGTAGCTCGATACGTCTTAACATAATAACCTCACATTGATGACTTATACCTAAGGAACAAAAACCTGTCGGATATTGAATGATACTTGCCAAACTTTACCACTAATGTGGGTCTTGCTGATTTCGCCTTCGGTACGATATGTCTTGGTTTCACCATCGATAGTCATAATAAACGGAGTTACGCCATTATGTTCTAACAAAAAATCATGTATCTCATTAATCTCGGGAGAAAAAGCTGTTTTTGAGCATTGCCATGACTTACGGGCATTATTGATACCAAAGCTAGAAACTTGCTCGTAACCATCGCCAAAGCGTGTGGTATGGGTTTTAATCTCGGTATTTTGCGTCGCACCTGCATTGATGCACCATGTAAACGTTCTGAGTGTCATATATTTCATCCATTAAAAAACCACCGATTAGGGTGGTTTTTTCAATTAATAATAAAAGCTCTCACTCTGATTTGGTGAGATCGTTTCTGTGACCAGTAAAGACTTTTTCAAGAATCATTACATCTCTTTTTGCTGTTTCACTTTCGGCGCCTTCCTGTGAATATCCCGATTTAAGCAATTCTTCGTAGTGTTTGTTGCTTTCCAAGTATTTATCAATATTAATAACACCTTCATCAATCAAGTGTTTCACCAGCGCCGATACCAAAGCGGTATTTGCATAATCTAGGCCAACCATAGTTTCTAACAAAGGCTTAAAGCCCTCTCCAAAACCTTCCACTATACTTTCAATATCACTCACAACCATCTCCTTTTTATGCAAAGCTGCTCCAATAGCAAGCTTATCTTCTAAGACGATTATCTATCATACCACCTTGCATTAACTCTTTTCTAACCACATTCCGAGCCGTTTGCTCTACTTGTTTAGCCATAACCCTTCCGAGATTGTTGGCAGTATCACCAGTCATTGAGCTATTGCCTTTGGCGTCTACGCTTACAACGATATTGATTTCGCCAACACCACTCCCGCTAGTCTGATTACCCTGCATGAAGTTGGTAAGGTCTTTATTCTGATTGGGTGACAGTACGCGCTCGCCTTTATCGAGCAAGTAGGTCTGCTCTTTAGGCACGTAGTCAAGGCCGCCATGAGCGATGCCACTGAATGATGGTGTGATTGCTTGCGCAGCAGCAGCTAGCGCGCCTGTCTCAAGCGCGGCCATAGCAACAGCAGGTACGTTATATGGGAATGGTGCTGATGCCCAAGCTTCTGATAATGCGACCTTGTTGTTCATAAATATCTGAGCGAGTGCATAGCCTTTTTGAGCTGCAAACATGAGCTGGCTAATGCGATTATTCTCACCGGCAAAGGCCCCAAGTAGACTTCCCATTGCCCCCAATGTTGTACCATAATTTTGGAGTTTAGCATCTTGTAGTTGATCATCTAAGGTTTGTTGCTTCAAGGCATAGTCTTGTTCCATGGCCCATAGATTGTCTAAATGTTCTTGACGAGCGATTTCTAGCAGTTTATTGCGCTCAATCTCTGGTAGTAAGTCGTTGCCACGTTCATCTTTAGCGTTGATTTCAGATTGCCGATTGGTATATTGGTCATTAATAGAGTTATATGTGTCTCTATAATCCTGATCTAGGCGCCATGATTGGTAGTCTTGTGGCGTCATGGTGCGCTGGGCCATGCTATCGATGCCATTGGCAGTCGCTTGTTTACTGCTAGCATGTGCACTATCACTGATAGACTGATAGAGCTTTTCTTGCTCACGTTTTTTTGCATCGTTGGCGAATCTAAAGTTATCTAAGTCTTTTTGATAAGCAGCATTTTGTCGGTCTACATACAGCTGTCTGTTCGGGTCTCCCTCAATGAATGTTTTATCAATGAATTCCATGGCTTTTCTATGGTCTTCATGAATGCGTTCTTCTTCATTCATATATTTATCGAAGATAGATAGCGCATTTGCATTTTTCGCTTTTTCATAACGCTCTTGTTCACGTGCTAAATACTTTATACGATCAGCTGAGCCGTCAGCATAAGCTGCTTCGATATCGGTTACTCTTTTGGTGTGTTCACCTACTATTTTCTCTTTCTCTGTGGCATAAAAATCGATGATAGATCCTTGACGGCGAAGCGTATCTTCTTGCAGTTTCTGCGCGTCTTGCGCTTGCTTGGTTACTGTGTCGTAGACCAGCTTACTTGTATCGGTTGTTGCCGACTTCATGTAAGCAAGTACATTCTTGGTGTACTCTTTGGTTTGACCTATGCCTGTTTTCTTATTTCTAGCCCAACGGTCAGACAGAATTAAAGACATTGGGTTTTTATCTACATTACCTTCACCTGTGTTATAAGCGGCAATCGTTTTGGTTAAGTCACCGTCAAACCGCTTATAAAGCCAGCTTAAATACTTAGCAGCACCTTCTGTTGCCTGCTCCATGTTGTAGGCGTTAGCCACCTTAAAACGCTTAGCAGTAGCATCGATAAGCTGAAAACCACCCTTTGCTCTACCATGCTTCGTCATTGGGCCAGTGGCGTTGGTATTGCCAAGTGACTCTTGCATATGTATGCCAGTCATCAAACCGTAAGGCAATCCATACTGAGCTTCATAGTTTGCAAATCCGTAGTTCTCCGCATTAGCAAGCGCCTTGGCGTTTGGCTTTAATTTCACTTCTCCTGCTACTTTTTGCGCCTTGGCTAATGCAGCTGCGCGCTTTTCTTGCGCTTTGGCGTTCGCCTCGGCTTCAACCGTATTGGTTACCAGCCCTTCAGTATTACTCTGAAGAAAAGTGTTCGAGTCGTAGTATGTTTGTCCTAAGTCGCTCAACCTAAGCTTTTGGCCATCCATTAGTGTATTAATCGTACTTACAGCTTCTCTATATTGATTGGTTATGGTTATATAACCTGCCAATCCAGCTGCAGCCTGTCTAGTGGCGCCTGCCGCCAACGCCGCGCCTTTTGCCTTGAAGCCATCAGCATTGTAAAAGTCCTCTACAGTCTGTCCTAAGTTGCCCGCTTGCATACTAAATTGCTGCATAACTGAGCTAAATATACCAACACCTGCCGCTAATCCAACGATCATTGCGGCGGTAACATTAACAGCTTTACCAATATCCGTGACTTCTTTTCTGAAATCCGAACCTTTATCCGTGCCCTTTGAAAAATGTGTCGCAAGTGTACCTAGCGCGGGTATCATATCTGTTACTAGCTGCGTTTTTAATCCTTCGAATTTTGTTTGGATAGCCTGCGTTTCAGCAGCTAATATCCTAGATTGGTCAATAGCATCTTGTGATTTGATAACACCCGCATTTTCAAGCTGTATGCCATACTCTTCAAGTATTATGCCGCCATTAGCAAATAGCGGCATTAGGTTTCCTAAATCGCCCGCCAAACTTTCAAACATGAAGCGCTGCTCTTGCGATGTTGCGCCAAGCTCATCCATTTTATCTTTTAGTATCTGAATAGCCTCTACGCCGTCCTTACCTTGTAGTGTTTTGCCAAGGTTTCGTATTTCTTCATCAGTCATCTTAGTGTTGTTTTGCAGCGCTTCGAAAAAGTCAGCAGCACCGCCGCCGCCAGTAGCGGAAAACTCACCAAGCTTTTCTTGCGTATCCGCTAAAATAGCTGCAAGAGCCTCTTGTTCAACACCTAACCCTGCGGCAGCATGAGTTAACACCTGAAAGCTTTTCAGCCCTGTATTGGCGGTGGCGGCCATAACCTGCAGCTGCACATCTGCTTTCGATGTTTCTAAAGCCATAGTAATTAATGCGCCTGTAGCGGCCGCGATACCGCCAACGGCCATACCTGCTAAGGCGGCGCCCGCCATCATTCCGCCGCCGCTGATTGAAGCAAGGCGCTCGTTTAAGCCGTCGATGACACCTCCTAGCTGTGTTCCCCCTAAATCTTCCATCATCTGATCGCGAAATGTACGGACTGATGCACCCATATTTGCAGTACGGTCGCGGGTTTCACGTTCTGCGCGTGATAATCCGTCGCTGAATTCACTTAGTCTTACAGCCAAATCAAGTGTCAGTCTGCCAAGAGAGGTCGTTGCCATAATGATGGATCCTTATTTTGGATAATAAAAAGCCCCATCGGATGACGGGGCTCTTTTTGATTAGGTTATAGGTTATTGGGCGACTGGCTGACTGATCATATCTCGTACTGTGTCCAGATTAAGGTTGATTAAGTATAGCAAGCTATGCAGCTCTCGATTTTCATCATTGGATATTAGCTCTTGCACTACACCGATAGTGCCGTCCAGATAGGCAGTAATAGCATCCGCTCTATCTATTTGACTGTGTGGCTTTACCTCAAAGTAGGGGTGAGTTGGTTTAGCGTTATGAATATGCAGCGTGGTGACATTGTTGATATTATATTGGCTCATGATTTACCCCTCATGCTTTAACGTATCAGCGTTATTAAAAGTTGCGTAGACCATCTTTTGGCTGACTGCAACTCCTAGTCTTGCCATTTTACTGCCATCAACAGGCCAAACTTCTTCTATTACACCGGGTAACTCATCAAGAGTAGTCACAAATTCATCAGAAGCCATTTCACGCATAGTCATTCTTCCATCAATACCGATTTCACCAATAAACTTAGTAGTGCGTTCATTGTTTTTGATTATAGGTGTTGCTGAACCAAAGATAGTCTCAGTGTGCTCACGATTGCGGTATGGCTCGCTGATAGTATTTAACATCATGCGATGGATATATTCGGTTGCTTCACCCACTTGTGATATCGGTAAGTCATCGATATTAGAAATATTAAAGCGATGTAAGACAATATTGAACGCATCGCATGTATCAATTCCCATGCTTGCTTGTGCAATCTTGATAGCTTTCACCAGACCGCGACGGTCCTGTAGGGTTGATGGCATGTCTCCAGTAGTAAGCGGATGGATGGCTTGGCCCGTGTGCCAATAGTCATGCAGAACTGTATAACATTCTTTTTTATATTCAATCAAAATATCTTTAATTTCGGGTTTAACGCGTTTTGTATCAACACCAAATAACCAGCCGTTAAGAAATTCAATTGGCAAGCACATCATTTTATACTGTTTATCGTCAGCGCCAGTTGCCGTTATTAGACAGGCAGCTGAACTTAGAACATCATCACGATTGATACGTTGACGTTGGCCTTCCCAATCTAAGCCTATATTATCAGCGATAGGCTTTACAGCAGCATAATATATGCCGCCCTTTTCGATAGTGACAAGGGGTTGACCGTTAAAGTCGATAGTTTGGATATTATTGCCTCTGTTAGAGTCTTTTGCTATAATAGTCATGTTTAGTTCCTTTACGAATTAAATTTTAGTAGAAGCAGATGTGTTACTTTCGACGGTATCATCTGCTTTTTTTGTGCCTGTTTGATTTTCGACCTGTTCACGAGCTTGTTCCAAGTGCATGTTAATTTCACCTAATAAAGAGCGATGATTATTAACGGCATTTGTTTTTAACCACTGATGCAGGTCTCTGGTTAGCCTTAATTGATATTGGACAGGATGAGTTCGATTTGCAGACATAGTAAATTCTCTTTTGTTATTTAGATAAGTACCTACTAGGTACTATTAGATAGTAATCTAAACAACATTCTGTGTCAACACCTAGTAGGTACTATATGGAATATTTATATGACTATACAAACTGAACCTCAATACAAATTAAGAATGCCACATGAGCTAAGAGATAAAATCAAATCTTCAGCAGAAAAGAAAAATCGCTCTATGAACGCCGATATTGTGGCAAGACTTGAGCAAACCTTTAAAGAAGAAGAAAGCACCACTCCCAGCACTAGTAACGTGCTTATTGTCACTGCGGTATACCAGATCTTACGAGAGGAAGGCTATACGCATGAAAAAGCCGAGCAGGTAATTACTGATTCTGTTAAAAAATTATTGGATATGGATTTTATTAAAAAGAATTATAATAATGCAGTAGATAAGGATTAACAGGCAAGTGAAAAACAAATTCTATATCGTGTTATTAGCATTTTCGATAATACCCACAGCGAGCCAAGCCGGTCCATTACCAGACGAGGTTGGTGTTTGCTATGAGTTCAAAGCAGACAAAATGATTCGTCGTGATATTTGTATTATTACCGAGGGTAATGCTGCTGGTGGTATGTATGCTAACCTTCAATTGGTGAGCGGTAAGGAACACCAAATCGCTAGTCATGGGATTAGCGGGTTAAATGATGGCCTATATGATCTCAACGGAAAAGATGCGGTTCATTATTTAAGAGATGCCGCTTTTTATAACGCTACTGATTATGATGGCTTAGCTGAGATTAATGAGCCAGCTTTATACTGTTATAAAACAAAAGTACTTGACCTTTGTCATAATTAACTAAAAGTTAGAAATAAACCAACAGCAGTATTTTCAGTAACATTTAATCCAACTGATCCTCAAAACTTTCAACTACATCATCCTCATTCGGCATTAGCTCAATCGGGTCAATCATAGTGTCTGGTTGCCGTCCAATGTTCAGGTGTACAGACATCATATTGGCTGCTGCCTGCTCAATGCGTCTTCCGATATTTAGACTACCACGACGGGCTCGATATGCTGCCCACTGCTTAATTTCTACCATAGTAAGATTGCTTTTTACCTGGTGCAGCGTGCTGCCACCGATACCGTTTAGTGCTAGCTCATACAGCAGTTCATTTTCGCCTGCGATTATCCCTTTTTGGTCTTGGCTGCTTGTTTCTCCAACGTCTTTTTTATATTATCAAGCCCCCATACTTTATCAAACATGGCAGTAGCTAACCCTTGAACAAATGTCTCTTCCACTTGTTTTTGAGTGAATTGAGTCTTTCCTTTATCATCGACTAGAGCTTTACTGATCCACTCAGCCGCAACGTCTTCCTTGTTATTCATACGCTTATGTAGCGATTCAGTTTCGATAAATGGTAACTGCTTAATATGGATATCTACACTGAACTCTTCACCGTTGTGCCAAAAATCAACCGTTTCTGGGCGTATCTGTGATACTAAGCTACCTGCTTTGATATCTGATAATAATAACTTTGCCATAATCAATCCTTTAAAAATAGTTAAGCCTCAATGAAGAGGCTTATTGTTTGTTTACGTAATCGTTATGCTTACGGCGTGGCAGTCTTAAACGCAGTGACGGCTTTCGTCTGACGCTTCATACCAACTGCATGCTTAACTAATGAGTCTGGATCAAATGTAGGAGCGCCCGCTTTTAATCGTGCAGTAAATGTTGTCCAAGTTCGCGTTTCAGGTAGAGTAACCAGATCTGTCGCCAGTGTTGGCTCAGTTTTGCCGTCCGACCACCCTACATAAACTTCTACCAACTCTTTATCTTCTGCTAATTGCAGTAGTGTCATGTGAGTCGCATTTTTAGGATCTGTATTGATGGTAATAGAACCTTCGCCAGGCTTATTAAGGCCATACATTGATGATGCTGAATCCGGTTCGTCGAGACATGTATCATCAATCTCAGTTGGGCTGTCATCGCCAAGCACGATACCAGTGATACAGTCCATTTTAGTGAGCGTTGGCGCGGCATCTTCACCATGCTTAATCCAAACTTTCGTGCCTTGCGTGAGTACGCCTTTTTCTTTACTAGCCATAATTGGCTCCTAGTGTGGTTGGTAAATAATTAACGCGCTAATGTCCAATTGGCATCGAATCCGCGAGCATAAAGCTTGGTGTTAGTTTCATAATGACCAATCGATGGATTTTTTACCCATGACAGATGTTCTAGCGCTTTACGACACGCGTCGCGTATATCGTAAGCTTGTTTTGGTGTTGCCGCATAAGCCATAAGCTGATATTGAGTATTATCAAAATTGGCGGGTTCGTCTAAATGGTTGTTAGCTTGACCACTGATAATTTGCCAAACGATATAAGGTGGTGATATTGCTTTTCCTGTTGCGGGGTCGATAGGAGCGAGGTCTTCAAAAATAAAGGGTCGTCCTTTATCGTTTACAGGTATGAGCGCCATGACCTCAGTGTTTTCTTTAAGCGTTCTAAATATTGGTAAAAAGCTCATAGTTTAGCAATCTCCTTATCGAGCTCAGCACTAAATGCTGATGTAAATTCAGCTTGGACCGCGGCGGTATTGTTATTCAATGCAGGTCGTAAGAATGGGCGGGCAGAATTTACAGACGATCCAAATTCTACGAAGCGCCAGTACCAAGTATCGCCGCCAGGGTTCTTTTTATCTCCTTGCGTTGCATAAGTACTACCTATGCGACTAGCACGTCTGTTTTCACGACTAGCTCCGTATTTTCTGGCGCCGCCTTTGACGCCTACTTTCATTGTTACATTGTTAACACCTTTGGTTTTACCCGCCTTGGTGATGATGTTTCTCCAGATACGTTCAGCGCTATCTTTATCATCAATTGCTTTAGCGTTTTGGACGGCTGCTTTCTTGACGATATTCATTGCCTTTCGAGATGCACGAGTTGCAGCGTTCTTAGCTTTTCGGGCATTTCCCAATTGACGTAGCTTTGCTTGCACTTCATCAAGCCCAGTGATTTCATTAGACATAATTTAGCCCTTGAATATCTCTACACCGCCACTTAAATTAAAAGTGGTGTAGGTATAGCTATCTTCGTTATCATCTAAGCCTTGGCTAGCAATTGCGAAGACGCGGCCTTTCCATATCACGCGCATCGTAGTGTTAATGGTAGTGTTATAACGCACCACCATGCGCGCTGTTACTTCTGATTGTTCTGCTTGAGCACTGATTAAGTCTTTCGATGATAACGGCGTTATTTTTGCCCATAACTTGGTAAACTCTACCCATTGCGCCGGTAGCTCAAAGCCGTCATCATCACTTTCACCAGCACTGTACTGTTCAATAGTCACTCTATGTCGTAGCTGACCTGCCTTGATTCCCATAGTAATCATCCATCTAAGTATGTAGACGCTGGACGCTCGTCATCATCGTTGTCTTCATCTTGGTATTGTTCTGCCAATTCGCTTAATATCTCGTTATTCTGATCAATAAGCTGCAAAATATATTGTTCTTTAGTTGCTGCTTGTTCTATCAATAGGCTGTTCTGCTCGATCATCTTGCTCATTAGAGCTATTAAGTCTGGCAATAAGCTTTTTTGCGCGTTTTCTTGCTTCATCGGTTCGCATCCTTATCCATTCACGTCTTTCTTCACAACCTTTACACGCCATATCACCCCTCACATTACTGTTGGTTGGTGATAAGGCCATAACAAAGCACGTACTGGCGCCGGCAAATAATTTCCATCGTCAGGCATGTCTTTGCCAGGAATCCGGTTGTAGTCGTAGTGGCCAACTAATAGCAAAACAGCGACTTTAATATCGGGCGCTGCTACTGTATCTACAGTTTTGGTTATATACTGATTAACTGCAGACTCAGCCGCCGCAATGTAAGCGGCCAACATGATATCGTTGCTATCATCGTCATAACGCAGATGATACTTTGCGTCTTCAAGCGTTACCCAAGCCATCATCGTCTCCTTTAGGTTGGTCGTCAGTTGGAGTAGGGGCTTTGGCAAATGGGTCAGCACTGCCATCACGCTTAGCGATAGCAGAAAGGCTGTAGTTCTGCTGCTGAATCATCGGGCTTTCGCCACCAGGTACTGGTGCCAAACCAATTCTAGCGCGTGCTTCGTTAGGTGCCATGATTGCACCCTTAACGCCTTTATCTAAATAATCCATCTGACTACCAGCGTCCATTCGCAATAGAGCATCAAGACAGAACTCAACTTCGACACCATCTTCTAATTTCAAGTGTTGATTAAGTAGGTTTTCGATGCTTTCGATGTAGTGCTGTAAGCAGTCACTATAATAGATGTCGTTGTGGTCGCTGACCTTGCCACTAGGCAATGGTGCAAGCCCCACTTTAAAAGCAGGCACTCTAAATGCCGTACAGACGATTTCGCCAGACATTTTCAGTTGCTCAACGAGCTGAGCGTCATGCGCAGCGACAGACATAGGGATGTAAGTCATGCCGTCACCCAGTACTGCTGTTCCACCTCTACTGTTCCCTGAATAGTTTCTTTGCCAATTATCTTTAAGCTCTTTGGCTGTGCTTTCGCTAATTGCAGCAGGTGCGGTTAATATCCCAGATGGGCGAGATTCGTTAGCGAAGAATGCTTGAGCGTTGCGCTGTATGCTAATGCCTTGACTGGCTGATAGTGCACAAGCTGTGATCGGTGACAGACCAACCAACGGATGATAAAAGCAGTTAAAGCGATCATGAATAATCTCAGATGCAGGGAATACAACGTCCTCATCTAAATCAAATAAACGATCCTTTCGTACCTGGTAAAACACGTTGCCGTTTGGGTCGACTAGTGGTTTAGTACGCTCTGGGTTAAGTATTTGCAGCTTCCACACGTCACCGAATATATTGCGGACTTTCCAGACATAAACATTTCCACTGGTCGCTCTACTTGTCGCCCAAGCTTCTACAAACTGTTGCCAGTTTTGAAACTCGTTCGGTTTCTCCAAAAGCTTTTTTACGTTACTGTCACAGATCTGACTGACACCATTAATGTCTTTTTTAGTCTTGATTTTTAACTTGCCAATGTCGCAAGTTATTAAAGAGATACAGGCAAACACTGCGTGATGGCGCATCTGGTCGTTTTTACTGACTTCGATTTCTTCGTTGCGTTGCCATGCACCGGTAAACGGCTCATGTATCGTATGCCAGACATCGCCGCCGTTTACGGGTTGGGCAGTGCTTGCTGATTTTTTGCCAGTCATCCAATCAATAAACTTGCCCATAGTTTTTACTCGTTATCGGTTTTAGTTGTTGCTTTGGCCTTTGATTTTGTTTTAGGCTTTGGCTCGGTTGGCTCGGTTGGCTCGGTTGGCTCGGTTGGCTCGGTTGGCTCGGTTGGCTCGGTTGGCTCGGTTGGCTCGGTTGGCTCGGTTGGGTTAGTTGACTCAGTTGAGTCCGTTAACTCCGCTAGGTCGGTTAGGTCGGTTGAGTAGTCTACGTTCTTAAAGTCAACTTCTGCGATGCTGTTGGTACTGTAGGTAAATTGATTAGTGTTTGTGACATAGATAACGTAGTCACCTTCTGCTCTGGCT